CACCCGGCCAGTCCATGTTCTTCACAAACACATCGCCAATCACACTCATCAAGTCAGGGTGCGCCTGAATCAATTGCATCATGGACTCAGCGGCTTCCATGCGCAGAGTGTTGTAGCTTGGGCCGGTGGTGATGGTCACATCGTAAGTTCCGACGCCGAGGTTATAGATATTGCTCGTGCCATTCTTCTGGCTGGCGGTCGGAATGCTCGGATCGATCTGCACCTGATCCGGCGTGCCGTCATAGCCGAGGATGCGGACAACTCGGTGCGTGTCGTAAATCTTCGGGATCAAATCAACAAGAATCCTTCCACAATGACGAATAGCGCGGTTCAGGTTATCGTGATAGTGGAATGTCCCTGTATCACCTTCTTTCTGCCGCGCCAGAATCGCCTTACCGCTTCTCTCGTTGCTAGGAGCGCCAAGCGATGCGCGATACATGCCGACAGACGCTTCGATGTCATGCTCTGAGATTTGCATGTCCTGGGCAAAGCCAGAAGGAATGTCCGCTGCCGGTTGGCGCTGCGGTGCGCCAACGATCTTTCCGGCAACGCTGATCGGAGTGTAGCGCAACACGGAATGGTTCTTGACGTTCGCGGTTTCCCACTCCTCTGAGTAGTTTTCCACTTGTCCTTCAGCAGCAACCCAAGGCGCTTTCGGAGACAGCGCAACGCGCTCGGCAAATGCGCTGCGGGAATAGTTGTAAAGCCGTTGCGCGTCCTTCGCCTGACGGATGATGCCGAAGTGTGTTGCCTTGCCTTCGATATCAAGTTCGTTTCCATATACAACGAGGATAGGAATGTACTTCCCGATCCACTCCCGCGGTTCTTCCAGATATTCTTTTCCTGAGACAAGCGCGTGCCATACGGTATGCTTCGGGATTTTGCGAGAAGCGACTATACGATCCTCAAGAGACAGTCCTGCATCTTTTAGTTCATTGAATTCTTCTTCTTCAACAACCGTACCGTCTTGAAGCTGATACAGCGTGCGTTCCGTTTCTTCGACGTACCAGTACCGCGCAAGGCGTACTTTGTCGCCTTCGTACCAGTCGCTTGTCTCACTGTCGACCTTGAAGTCTTCAGGTATCTTTCCGGGATACTTTGCCTTGAAGTCATCCTTCTTCATTTCTTCGACTTCAAAGGCGTACTTCATGTCCGAACCGTCTGCCTCTTTTGCATCTGGATCGATGTAAATGGAAAGCGGGTTTCTCACCCGCTTGATGCACAATTCCTGCTCGAAGCCGTCGTCCTTTGCGTACTCGTTGATGACCTTGAAGTATCCGTATCCGCAAGTCGCCGCGTTGTCTATGGCTGTGTCATAAGCCATATCCGCGCCGCTGCGATCCTCGATATGCTTGATGATGCCTTGGAATACTTCTGATGTCTGAATGTCAGAGCCTGAATCTACCGGCCTGACTTTTATTGACGGACGGTTCTGCCTGCCATCATTGACGATCTGCCTGACGTACTGGTTGAGCTTGTCGACTACAAGGCATGGGCGCTTATCAGCTTCTCTCTGTGTAACGTATGCAGTTGGCCATTGTTCTCCAGCGCGAAACTTGATGTCGTCTAGCGCATCGTCGTAGTCTCCGCTCCAGTATTCCTGAGCTTCCTTGAATCTGTCGCGGCAAAGTTTCAGAGGATCGTTCTCTGGTACATCTTCCTGCGGCTCATCCAAGACAACATTCTTTTTCTTTGCCATGACCGCCGCCTATCGTTGCTGGTAACGCATTGGTTGCTGTTGATCCTGCGTCTGCATGGCCTTCCACTGCTCGTATTCCATTGGCTGTTCGCCCATCTGCTGTGATTCGCGCAGATAAAGCTGATACGGCCTGTCGGCAAGAATGTTGCCAGCCTGTTGAGCCATCCCGACACCAGTCAGGTCTTGCGGGCGACTACGGAATCGGTCTAGCAAACTAGAAAGAAAATCCATGATGGTTCCATTTCTCGGCTATTGCTTCAGCCGTTTCGAGGTTTGTTACGACCGCGCCAGGCTTGGATTTGAACCGAAGACAGTTGAATCCTGCCATGTTCATTACTCCAGCCCATCCGGATTTCTCGGAAAGCAATTCAGCCCTGTACGGAGGGTTTGCGAAATATTCCGCCGGAATTGCATCATCGATGGTATTCATTTTTTCGGTGGTTTCGGTTTTTTGCCTTTGCAGCCCATGTCAACCTCCTAGATCATCCATCCACCATCGATACGCCCGCCAAACCATTCATTCCTTCGATCAAAAGCGGAGCTACGTTGAATCTTCTCTCTAGATAAGTCAGCTTTATACCCTACCTTATGGGCAAACGTCAATGCCAGCGCATCGGCCATGTCCGGAGACGCAACCCCACGTTTTTTCATGCTTTCTTTCGGCTCAAGCTTGATCTGTCCTTTTGGCGTTATCTCGTATTCAGGGGCGATAAGCTCACCCTCCAACTGTTCATTTTTCGACAGGCACCCCGTTTTCAGCCATTCCCGCAGCAACCCCCACATTTCCACCCGCTTGTTGAGGTATTTGTCCGCCGCATCGGCGCTAGACCCTGCCTGAACCTCGATTACCTTGTATCCAAGCTGCCGCAGCCGATCAATGACGCCACCGCCGACACCGGCACCGTCGATGAATACTGCGTCAGGGTTCTCGCACTCGATGGCGTTTGCCACATGAACCGCCAGAGTGCTTGTATCGACCCCTTTGTACGTTTTTGGATTCTTTGTCCGCGCATCCCTGCCGCGCCGATAGGCTATAACGCTCTCGTCGTCCCCAAACCGCGCCACATCCACTCCCATCAGCAGCGGCGCTTCCTTGTCCTCGACCAACTCCCTGTCTTGTGCCATGCGAACCAGGTCAAGCGGGATGAACTGATTCGTGCCTACCCTCGGGAACTGCCCATATACCTCTACCCGCGCCTCGTCCGAGTCGTCCCCGTACTGGTCGATGATTTTCTGGTAAATCTGCTTGTCCGTACCCTCGACAGTCCGAGAGTCGATCTGCTCCGTCCGCCAAAACCGACGATTCTTTCCGAAGCAGTCGAAAAACGCCCCGCTCACGCTGCGCGGGTTTGAAAACGCCAGCCAGTAGCGATCAACTATCGGCTCCGTAAAGTACCCTTCCGCCACCGTCCAGATCGGCGTAACAATGCCGCTTGCCTCATCGAACACCAGCAGCATCCCAAGCGGGTTGTGCGCCCCGGCATACGCATCCGGGTTTTCCTCGCTCCAGAGCTTCGCCTCTGCGTAGTAGTATTTCGTACCCCTTTTAAGCTGGTTCTGCACCAACTCGTCAAACCACTTCGCCGGTTTCAGCGCCGTAGCCGATATGTCGAACCAGTGTTTGTTTATCAGCATGGCGTGCCACTTGCCCAACTCACCCCACGTCACCGTCCGCAACTGCGTCTCAGTGTTGGCCGATACAATGCACGTCCCGCCAATCCGCGTACTCATGAACCAGTAGATAATCCACGCAATCAACGCCGATTTCCCGATCCCGCGCCCTGACGCTATCGCCTTCCTGAATACCTCAAGCTTGTCCTCAGCCCCGGCATAGTCATGCGCCTGCATGGCCGCAATAAACTCCCGCAGCGCAACCAACACCCGCCGCTGCCACGCCCTAGGCCCAGAATTCCTCTCCAGCGGCGTACCCTTCTTCCCCCACGGAAACGCATACATCACAAACGCCTCAGGGTCATCTGCAATATCAGGCCGCAATATCCGCGCAACCAACTCCTGTTCAGCGTTTGCCTTGACCTTGCTCAAACTACCTCCCCAGTCTCGTTATCCACCACCACATTCCGCAACCTGTTCCGTCGCTCTTCCGCTTCCAACAACGCACCCGCCAAATCCACCTGATACCTCACATCCATCTGTACCTTGCTCGACTCTCCATACCTGTCTCTGTCCCACTTACTTGCAAGCCATTTACGGGACTCAACCTGTAACTTTGACGACTGCGTGTTTTCGTCAGTAGCAGAATCAGATATCCGAAGTACCTCATGCGCCACCCTGTCAGCCCTTGCCTTAAGCGAATTCTCATAGTCCTGCATCCGCCCACTATCACTCAACCACCGCCACAGCACGCTATACGGTATCTCAAGACTCCTGCTTATGTCCGTCAAGTCCTCATCCTCAGTCACCCGCCCACAGACCATCTCCAGCAGACCTTCAGAACCAATCTCAGCAACCAAGCCGTCAAGCCTCGTCCAGCCAATGCGTGTCAGTTTGCCCATAAACGCAGAATAGCAGAGAATAAAAAAAATAAAAGCGTGGGGATTATACCTATACTACCCCACCCCCTCTGGCCCACATACCCCCTATGGGGGGGGTGCCTACAGCAGCCGTAGTAATCACTCACTTCACCGCGAAGCGAGCACTCACTCGCCCCAGTGAGCACTCACTTACACACCTATATTAGCACTCACTGATTGGACATAACCGCCATTCTGCG